CTTGCAAGCCCTAGGTTTGCGGAATTTACAGCAATGCCTGTATTGCTCGTGTTTGCCATTGCCTGGCTGCGCTTTGTGCCCTCTGCGATCTTTGCTAGGTCGTTAAGGCTGTCCCGCATTTGTTTGGTGGGGAAAAGCGAGGTCTTGGCTTGTGGCGTAAGTTTATTCCAGTTGGTCAAGAACGTGTTTGCGCTGAACACTTCACCCTGTGCATCCTGTGCTCCCGGTGTAGCGCGACCAATCCTGTCGGCAATGGTTGCGCGGACGTTCGCCGCCTCCTCTTTCGGCATTGCGCCAAGGATGCGGGAGAGGCGCGCATTGCCTCCAGCCTGACCTCGCGCGGCGCTTTCCACGGCCTGTAATATCTGCTCGCCGCCTTTTGCGCCTTCCCTACCAATGATTGGCTGCAAAACTTGGTCGATCACTTCAATGCGCTCTGACCACAGCCTATCTGCAACACGGAATGTATTGGCGGCATCATCGCGGCCCACAGAACGCAGTCCCGCTTCAATATCATCAGCCACATTGGAAAGAATACCCTTCCACATGGCCTGATCTGAACTGCTGCGAAGATTGCCGTTGTAAACGCTTTGCGAAAGCGCTGTGCGGGCATCACGCAAACCTTGGATTGATACGCCGCCCTCAATGTTAGCAACAAAACCCTCAAGGGCTTTAATGTCCGATTCTGTGGCCGCTGGGTTTTGCCTTAGACGCTGAATAGCCTCACCCGCAGCCTGTGCTGTTTGATTTGGCTTAATCTTAACACCACGCGATTGCTCAAACGCGCGCTCGTAAAGGCGATTGCCGCGCTCACGCGATTGCTCAAGAAAGTTTTTTGCACCACGCCGGATAGCCTCACCCGCTTGCTCAGTGTCAAGCACCTCACCTTGCGACGATGCCACACGCCGTGCGGCCTGCCCAAATTGCTGCTGCTGGTTTTCCGCTGCCTTGGCAACTGGCGCAACCGATAGTGGCGAAGCCCTCGTGCCAACGGTTACAGCCTGCGCAACGGGGCCGCCTGCATCAGCGGGTAGTAGGTCCACGTTTTGCCGCTGTGATGCCGCAAGAAGCGCGTTCGGCTGTGTGCGAGCGGCGCTAGTTGCAAGCCTGTTTGCCGCCGCATAACCGCCAAGGCCACCAGCAAGCATACCAGCGACTTGACCGCCAGTGCCGCCAATATCCTCGCCAACCTGAGACCCTGCACCCGCGCCTGCACCTGCAACCGTATCACGAATTGGTGTGCGGCCCACTTGCGCTAAGGAATTGCGGGAAAGAGCGTTTGTTGCGGCTGTGGCAGCTCCCCTTGCCCCCCCTGCAAAACCCAGAGCACCTGCCGCAAATTCACGCGCGGTGCGCCCCACACCCTCTGGTGATTGCGGAAGCCCTAAATCTTCACGAATAGCGGTGCCAGTGCTCCGCAATTGCGAACTGTCGTAACCAAGCGCATCTGACAGTGTGCGGGCAAGTGGATCAACAACAATGCCAATCGTGTCGCCAACACCCTGCACAACATCGCCTGTGCCCTCTGCTAGACCTTGGCCGATTTGGCTTAGCGTGAGCCCACCGTCCCTTCTGGATTCCCGAGGGTCATTGCCGCCAATAAGTACACCCCTGCGGACTTTGCCTAGCGTGGCCTCAATATCCTCCCTACTTGGGTCGTCAATCTGGTTATCCCTATACCAAGCAATAACACCGTCAGCGTCTAATTCGCGTGTGCTAGGGTCATTCCAAAATGCGTCAATCCGATCCGCCTCTTCTTGGGTGTATGTGATCGGGTTACCCTCAAGGCGGTCAAGAACGCGTTGATAGCTGTCCTCTACCTTGCGCATATTTTCCTGAAATTGCTCATCGCTTTGTGACTGTGAAATAGACGCAATGCTGTCGCGCAAAAGCTTAAGCTCAATCTCGCTAACCTGCCCTAATGCGCCACCTGTTGGACTTTCATCGCGCATCTTTTGCAATCGGTCAAAAGCTGTGTTTGCGCCGATAGTTTGAAGCAAAGCCTTGACATCTGCTGCGGAACTACCGCCAATGTTGGATGCAACCGACGCACCAAAACCTGTCGCGAAATAATCGTTTGACTTTTCTCTTGCTTTGCGTGCAGCATCTATCACGTTTTTAATCTGATAGATGCTGTCTTGCACACCTTCAGCTTGCGATTGCTCAAGCCTTGCGCGTTCTTCCTGTTCCTGCCGCAAGTCTTCTTGCTCGCGCTCAAGCTTCAAGGCCGTAACTTGATTTTGCAGGGCGTCTTGCCCTTGCTGATACTCAAAGCGCTGTTGAGCCAATTGATCGCTGGGGTTCACACCCGAACTGATCGGCCCCGACTGAGCGGGAGGCTGCTGTGTTTGGGCAGGGCTTACCTGCTGTCCAGGCCACTGTTGCATTATCGAATATACTCCGCACCATCAGGGGTTGTGTAGCGAGTGCCGGGGGGAAGCATTCCCGCTTGATCAGGGGATGCAACGCTAAATTTTACACCGCCTTGCGTTAGCCTCTGAATTTGACGAGTGAGCGCATCTGGGCTCAGTCCGCGCGCCATGCCCTGCAACTGGTCAAACGTGATTACCTCGCCAGCAGTGTCAGGGCCAGTATTGCGAGCGGGCGCTTGGTTGTAGGTTTGTTGCGGCATATTCCCGCCCTGCACAATAACGCGCTGCTCTCCGCCTATCTTGTCGTTCTCAATGATAGTGCCGCCTGGCTGAACTGAATGCGTCGTAATGTTGCTTGCGTTTACAAGCTCCGTCACACGCTTACCGAATTCAGGCGTGCCCGGCGCAAAGCCTTCATCAGCCGCCTGCTTGCCAAACGTGGAAAGCGCCTTTTGGCCTTCAGGGTTACTCAAGAGGCGCAGCACCGATACCTGCGAGCTAATCCACTGTGGGTCATACTGCTGGGGAGCGCTTGAAACATCAAAGCCATTTTGCTGTGCGACCGCGAGATTGCGCGCATAAGTCTCAGGCGATGTACTCCCCTCAAGAAGCTGGATCATCACCGGCACTTGCTTAAGCCGATTTTCGCGCGCCTCTTGCTCGGCTTGGTCTTGCCGGGCCTGCCTCTGTTGCTGCACGCCCTGATACTGCAACGCCGCCTGCGGATTAAACCGCGCAAGGTTTTGCATCGCGTCTTGGTTTGTCGGATCGGTCACAAGCGTGGATAGCGCGTTTTGTGTTTCCATCTGTGAGCGCATTTGCCGCCCTTGCTGGAAACCCTGCTGCACCGTCTGGCCAATAGCAGCAGGGCTCATAAGTGAATTGAGAGCGTTCATTAGAAAATACCCGGATTTTGGTTAATGGTCTGATTAACGCTTGCAGCAAGAGCGTTTGGCGATCCACCACTGTAGGCTAGCCCCCCAATCGCTTGCCCTGCAATGTTGCCGATGCCGCCAATAAAGGAGTTATTGTTGTTTGCCCGCGCCACCGCGCTATTGCTAATCGCGTTTGCGTTCGCCTGCCCAAGCGCCGCCGCGCTGTTGGCGTAATTCACGCCTACACCCGCCTGAGCGCCTGCGGCCTGCAAGCCCGTACCCTGCTGCCCCGAAAGCAATCCAGCGTAATTCAAGAAAGTGCTGTCAGCCTCTTGCCCAATACGTGATGCAAGGGCCTGCTGCGCTGCGCCAGATTGGAAAAGGCCCGCGCCAGAAAATGAGCTATTAACCGCGTCTGTCGCTTCGTTCACGCGAAACTGATAGCCTGTGTTATCGCGGAAGGTTTGGAATGCATCTTCGGCTTGGGATTGCGCCGTTGGTTGATTGAGAATATCAGCCTCGCTCGTGGGCTGAACAACGCCAGTTTGAACCGCTGGGTTTGTCGCATATGGAACCGGACCGCCGCCAAGGAAGTTGTTTGCGCCGCCCTGCCAAAAATCGCCAGCAAAACGGTCAAAGCCCGAATAATCCCCCACGCCATAAGGTGCGCCAACGCCGCCAAATGGCGTAGGGCCATTGAACTGCGAAAGCGCGTTAGGCTGTTGTTGTGTGGGCTGCGCCCCACCAAGGCCAAGCAAGGCGTTCAATTGATCACCCGCCGCGTTGCCGCGCTGCACAAACGGGTTAAGCGTCTGTCGGTTTTGCCCGTAAATATCGCGCTGCAAAGCCAAGGATTGCGCGTTGCTGTCCGTTTGCGCCTCTGTGGCCCTGTTGATCGCACGGTTGTTGCTGCTGGATGAAAGCGCGCTTGCGCCCGCGCCAATAGCTGCTGAGCCAAGAATGGCGGCTGTCGTTCCAATTGCCATCTCAAAAAACCTTCACATAAGAGTGTTCTAAAGCGCGGAACCCATACCGCTGATAAAGTCTGCCCGTTTTTTCAGGCTCAATTGCCTCAAGTGTTATCATTGAAAGGCTATCACAATTCGCCTCACAGTACGCCATGAGAGCATTAAGTAACCGAAGGCCGTCACACCCTTCAGACCACCAGAAAAGCTCTTGTGCGCCCCTGTGAGCGTGATTGAACGGATGGGGAAAAGTAAGCGCCCCTATCGCGCCCTTGTCGCTGATAAAGACAGGCTCTCCCGCATCGATCATGCGGCTAAACGTATCTTCCATGCTTGCCGGATCATAGCCAACGTGCTCGGCAAGCTTTGCCTTTTCTGCGAACTTCTCACCCATCGCCAATAGCGCTGGAATATCATCAAGCGTTGCGAGGCGAACGTCACTCATAAACGTAACTGCCATCTGGCGTAGTGGGAGGCGTAAAGCCCGGGCCGCTTGGGCTTGTGCCTGTGTTTGAAGGCTCGCCGGATGCGGGAATTTCCCCTTGCCACACAATATGAATGTTATCTGTCTGCGCAATCGCGCTGCTGGTCGCCTCGTAAGTCACCGCGCCGCCAGAACGCGCCGCATCACGGTAAAACACCGTCACATAGTCACCGGACGATTGTCCTGTGACAGATCCGCTATCCACCGCAACGGAGCGGGAATTTGTGCCCGCATAAACCCGATTGTGTGCGGCAATCGTAACCGTGCCCGCACTGCTTGCCGATCCCACAAACGCAGGGTTCGTATAGCTACCCTCAACCTCTATCTTTTCGTCAATCGCCGTGGCTCTTGCAAGAGCAGCAAGCGTCAAATTCAGTGTTGACTGCACCGCCGCGATATTCCTGTTTACCTGTGTAAATGCGCTTTCAATTTCTTCTGCATTGCGCTGCTGAATGATTTGCTCGCGTGTTGTTACCGGGACTATGCCGCCCGCGCGCTCCTCATATCTACGAAGCCGCTCAACCCGTGGTACAGTGACAGGCTCAATAATCGAAAAGGTCGTCCCACCACTCGCAAACCGCACAGCCGCCGCAACGCCACTAAAGCGAGGCGGGATAAACCCCACACTGCCGGATGTGATGGCCACCTCGGATGGCGAGCGTGAAAAACTAGCCACTTTGTGCCAACGTGAATACAGTCCCCGCGTTAAGGGTCCAAGGTTGCCCGTCAGGGGCGGCGTAGCTTATCCCGTAATCGAGATAGGCTATAAGCTCATCTGTTGCCGCCGTGTCGTTATAGAGCACCCAATATCGCGCGCTATCGAATGCCGCACCGCTTGGGGTGAAGGTCACAGCATCATGCGCAAGGGAATACGTGCCTCCAACTTGCGCAGATGAGTTTACCGTCATTGTCGCAGCCGCATAACCGCCAGTAGCGCTAATCTGCGTAATATCCGCCAAAACACCATCTGTGCCTTGATCCGGCAGCGTGTTAGTCAGCGCAACCTTAAGCGTGTCGGAGCCAAGGTTATGCACCTTTTCCGGCATATCTTCAACAAAGGCGTCGAACATCTTCCAAGTCATTATCTTCCACCCCAAGCTTCATTCATAAACACGCCTGAAACCGCAAAATCGACCGGATCGGTAACGCGAAACTCACACAAGAACCCCGGCGCAGAAGCCATACCTAAAGCGCGAAACTCTACCCGCTCCCTGTATTGCCCTTGCTCGCCAAGCGATGTTTCCTGCCAATTGCCCCATGTGTTGCCTCGGTCGCGGCTTGTACGCACCTCGACCACTGGCTCTACATAATCACCAGTAAGAAAGCCTGTAAGCCCTGTTGCCGTGCGCAATGCAAGGCGGTCAACCGAAAGCCCCCCGCCGTTAAGCGGAAAGCCTGCGCGGAAAAGCCGCGTCATTGTGCCGCCAAGGTCTTGCTTGTCGCTGCCAAACTCCAAAGTCTTGCCGTCAATCGCAGAGCCAAAAACTCCCGCCGCATGGCATTGCGGAATCCAGTTCGCCTGCCCCACTGAGCTAAACTTTGACCATGTGCCAGTGCGCAAGTTATAGACCTGCGTCTCATTGTCCAAACGGATCGCCAGAAATTCAGTGCCGCCAATGAAAAAGTTGAACGCCCGAACCTCAGTTGACGCGGCAATGCGCGCCTCTAAGCCTTGATTGGATATGATGTTGTTTTCGTCTTGAATGCAAACCGTGTTCTGATCTGTCACCCATGCAAAGCTTGACCCGATAGGCGTTGCGCAGCCCGTTGCCCGAATACCGCGCTCATAGACCCGCCCTTGCAATGGCACAAATGGAGTGTTCTGGTCGCCAGTGTTAGGCCAGAACTCCACCGTCTCAGTGCCGAACAAAATCATTTGATCGTCAAGAAACAACCCGTCTAAAAGCTGGTCAGATGCAAAATCCAGCGCATCAATTGTCTGTGCGAGCGAAGGCGTGAAATAGAACCGCCCGCTATTTTCGCGAATAACGATAAAGCGTGATGCGCCCTCAACCACCTTAATCGCGTCAAAGCTCGCACCATCAGGCAGTGTCACTTGCGCAAAAGTTGTGCCGTCATAGCTGTGCAAGTCTTCACCTGCACACACCAAAACGCCCGTTTCATTCCCATCAATCGAAGGAAGCCCCGTGCCTGATACTGTGCCGACTTCCGTAGTGCCATTATAGAGCTTACCGCCCGCAACCCCTAGGAGATTGCCCGAGACCACCCCGTCACGCTTAAATAGCGCGTCCACAGCGCTAGAGCCCATATTTGCGGACCTGTCAGACAAGCCGGGACGTGAAAGCAACGCCACGCCCTCGGAATCCGACTTTTCCGCATACATATTCTCAACGGGCAGGTCTGGAAGTCCGCCCTCGGCCCGCTCATAACTGGATATGCCGAAGGTAAGGGCGGGCATTGTTAGGCCCCCGGCCTCACGTAAGCGGTCCCTGTGCCGCTGGCTGCGATAAACGCAAGCTTATTGCCACCCACATTCGTGAGCCGGATTAGCTGGTTTGCAGGAATTGGCGTTCCCGCTGCCACCGTGGCAGTTGGCGACGCCGCCGCCAAAGCAAAGCATTCAACTGTGCTATAAACCAGACAATCGTTTGATTTGATCGCGTTTGTGGTGGCTGCGCTGGTTGTCGAAACCGAAACCGATTGCTGCCCCTCGCTAGCCGTCTGTGCAACGCTCACCGCGTCTTTTCGCTGTGTCATAGTCTGTCCTTAATAAAACTCTATTTTAGCGCGTGGGTTTGCGCGATTGCGGCGCGTCCGCATTGCTGAAATAAAGCGATCCGCAAGCTTCTTGGTGCCCGGTCCGATTGGCGCGCCAAACGTCTCGGCGTAATGCAGCGCAAAGAATGCCGCTAATCCAGCTTCACCATATTTAGCAAGCGGTGCCGTACTGCTCAATGTCAGGGAATTAAGCTCAACCCATGCCGAGCCATCCCAAATATACGAAAGCTCCGCACTATCCTGCACAACCGCAATCCCTGCCAACTCATAAGGCGCGCGGCGCTGCCCTGTGCCATCGCCATACGTGTCTGAGCTATCAGATAGCGTAGTGGGCAGAGTGATGGTCACGCCAGTTTCAGCAGTGATGCGGTCTTGCTCTTCCGCTGCGTAATCCTCAGCCTTGTAAACGTCATTGAGAAAGCCGAACTCCCCGCTATCAAACCACGAGCGGTAAAGCGATTGCAGAACTGTCATGCCTGCTTCTGCCTCACCGGCTGTAGGCGTGTCATTCACGCCAATAACGCGGGCTTGCTTAAGGCCGAGCGTCACAATGTCTCGGCAAGTAGCCATTAGTCGTCAGCCTTCTTGCGATTGCGGCCCTGTGTGAACTCGCCATTGTTCCGAAGCTTGGTGCAGGTGCGCACATCGCTATCAGGAACCTCTGTAAACTTGTCAGCGGTAAACGTGTAGCCAAACGCCACAATATCGCCGCCATTGAATTTGAATTTAGCCATCTGCCACCTCCAAAGAAGAAAGGGCGGGAGCCGAAACCCCCGCCCGATCTATTAAGCGTCTGCGACTGCTGCAAAGTAACCAGTAAGAACGCCGTGGTCCTTCTGGTCGTCGGTGTCGTTGGAGCCTGAACCAAAGGTCATTTTGTCAAGACCGTCAATGCAGACCACACCACAACCACGCTCGTTGCCGTAGTCGTCTTCTTTCTTCTCGCGGGTTTCCCAGCGCTTCGCCACGCCCATGCCGAACGCCTGCGCACCACAAAGGAACGCGCCGCCAACATCAATGCCAGCAGCACCAACACCTGTGAGTGTGGTCATGTCATCCACTTCATGGATAATCATACCATCCCACTCGAGATCGCCACCCTGGAACAGTTTGTTGTTCTGATTGGCAAGCGTCACTTCACGCTGTGCTTGCTGAATCGTCGCATTGTTCTTGAGGTCGCGGAATAGGCGAGGATGCGCAAACACCACATAGTAGCGCTTGTTGTTTGATCCCATGCGGATTGGCTTGATCTTCGGAGAAGCTTCAATCGCCATGCGCTTCATAAGCGACAACGCATCAGGCGTAAGCTTATCGGCGGTGTTGTCAATGTTAGCCAACGAAGCCGAGTGGTCGTTGGAAGAGTTGTTGCTCTTCGCAGCGCCAAACAAAACGCGGTCGGCATTATCAACCAACCAAGCATCTTTGTTAGCTTCGGAAGCAGACGCATAGAGTGTCCCGTTGATCGAATAGAGTTCGTCAACAAAGCGCTCTACGTCTTTTTCCATCGCCCATTCCATCATCTGGGGCTTGAAGGCATCACGCAGGCCAATGGCGCTGATTTGCTCCTCAAACTCAGTGCTGGAAAACGCATTCCGGCGCAGGCCAACGGTTAGCTTGTGAGAGCGGCTAATGCCAGCCTCCTCATTACCTTCCAGCTTGCTTGTGCCGTCATTGATAGCGTTGGTGAACTTATTGATAAGCGCGAACGTAACGCTGTCGCCCTTTTTCTTCGTCAGGTTTTCCTTGACCTGAATGATCGAAGTTTCACCCGTGCCCATATAGCGCTTGAACGGGTTGTTGCGGAGATACTCAGTGAAGAACTTATCGTCCCACTGTTGTACTGTGAGGCCAGTGGCCGCTGCTGTTTGTGCCATGATGTTAATCCATCTTTTGAAGCCTCAAACCTAGAGGCTATTCGTCGTTAAGGAGGTCAGTCAGTTTCGCTGGACCGGACCACTCAGGGCCACGGCGACTTCCAACGCTCTGTGCTGTTGCTGTTGTTTTCGGCGCTTGTGGTGCCGGTTGCTCTTTGCCTTCCAGCAATGCCAAAACGCGCTCAAGCTTGTCGGGATCAGACGTAAGCTGCTCCGTCAAAGTCTGCCGCTTGTGCTGCTGAACTGCATAGTCATAAGGATCGGCCTGCGCCAAAACTTCTTGCTGAAGTGACGCGGGCTGCTGTGCAAACCATGACTTCATGCCCTCGACGGCATCTTGGCCGTGCGTTCGTACTGCTTGCGCTTCTGATAGGTTCAGCCGCTCGTTTTGATACTGCTGCTGAACCGCCTGCACCTTCACATCAACTTGACGCTGGGTGTATTCTGCGAAAGCTTGTGGGTCTTCGATTGGGTCTGGAACAACCTCTGGCTCCGGCTTGGGCTGCGCCTGAACAAGCGTTTGCTTGAACTCGGCCAATTCCCTTGCCAATGCTTTGCGTTCGTCACGCTCTGCCTGCAATGCCTTCAATGGCACAGTAACCCCGCCATCAGCCTCTAGGGCTTCCGCATCAGGGCTTTCCGGTTGTACTTCCGGTTGCTCGGGCTGAGATTCAGGTGTTTCCACCGTCTCTTGAGTGTCGTCTGCTAGTGCTGATTCCAAATTTGTGTCGTTAGTCATGGTTTCTTTGCCTTTAACGCTAGACATGGCGATGCGCCCGATCCCCGGCGGCGGGTCGGCTGATACGTTCAGCACATACGAAGTCGCCCGTTAAACCCGGCGGCGGTTATCTCTTAAGCGGCCATTCCGGCTTCAATGCCAGTTTTGAATGCCTCTGCTTGATTGCGCTCAGCATTTGCAACATTCTCTGCCGCCTCGCTGTTGTTTTTCTGAACTTCTGAAACCTCTTTAGCCATCGCAATCTGCTTCATTTGCTCAGCCATAGGGTCTTGCTGTTGCTGTGCTTCAAGGGTCTCCAAAATCTTATCTTTATCCCGCAAGCTCGAAGCTTGAATAAGCATTTGAGCGTAAACAGGGGGCAGGTTGATAAGCCCCGGCAAAATCTTGCTAAGCGTGTCGAATTGCTCGGCCTGCACAGTTGGTGTGTCCATGCCCTCATCAATCACAATGTCCACGTCAATTTCAGACGGTACGTTGCGTACCTCGACAACCTGCTGAGCCTGCGGACCCTGCAAGAACTGCTGCAAGCGCTGCTGCGCCATAGGGTCTTGCTGAATACGTTGCTGCGCTTCAGGGTCTTGGCTGATTTGCTCCATCATCATATCAGCGGCGGTGACAGGCTGGTTAATACCAACAAAGCGCACGCTGCGCTCATCATCGGTCACACGTACCCAGCGCTCACCCGTCCATGTCTGACGAATACGACTCCAAAGCGCCTCGTAAACCTCAATCGTATGTTGGCGAATGCGGTCCATGTGGAGGCCAATTTCAACCATGCCGCCCTGCTGCTGCGCAAGGATCGCACGGCCCGACATATCGGCCTCATTCTTACCCTGCAGCGCAGCATTTGCGCCCATTAGGTCAATCTCGTTTTTAGCCTCTTGCAACATCTGCAAGTTTTGCGCGACCATGTCGTTTGTGTTGAGAACTTCGACATCACCCGACGTAATCACACCATCAGGACGGGCAAGCTCTTTGCGGATAACCTCTGTGCCTTGCGTTGCGTCCGGCCCAACACGAACCTGCCTGCTGTTGATAAGGTGCAAACCCTTTGAACGCCGCTTGTTCACCTCATCTTGTGGGTCAATCGAATCCCTCACATCGCCATAGCGGTTGTTGTCGCGGTCCACATAAAGAGAAGCCGCCCTAATCGGGCACTCTGGGTTTCCATCCTCATCAAGATAAGGCGAAGGCTGGGGTTCTGTAATGTTTCCCGCCTCGGTAAAGATAGCGGTTTGCCAAACACCGCCTTCTTCAAAATATATCTCACAAATGCGGACACGTTGCCGATCATAATCCGACCAGATACGCCACTTAGGCCGGTCGTCATACGTCTCACTATGCCGTGAGCGCGAAAGTGTGGACGTAAGCACATCTTCCGCATCAGGATACATGGCGCGCGCCTTTTCTACATCATACCATGT